AGGAACCACCGGGTACTCCCCAGGTAGACAATGTAAATCGCCCATCCCATTACAACTATGGAAAGATTGAGTGCATTGAGGCTATTCAGGAGTCAATGACACCAGAGGCCTTCAAAGGGTATCTCAAAGGTAACACTCTGAAGTATCTATGGCGTTATGAACGCAAAGGTAAGTCAATAGAGGACCTAAAGAAGGCTGAGTGGTACCTAAGGAAACTCATCTCAGAAAACACCCCTTCCACCTCATAAGTCCTTTTTCAAGCTATAAAAAATCCCCCTACCTACTGAACGACACATTGTCGGTGGTATGGTGCTATGGTGTAATTCTTGTGCTGTAAAGCGGCCACACAGGCAGGGGACCGTCCATTAAGGAGCAGAGCAGGCTGCTCTGGATAGTAACCCTACTGTGTGACACCCGCCCACCTTACACCTCCTACACTACTGTTGTCCAGACGACAATAGGCCATTGTGATTAGTTCCCTCTCCTGCTTAGACCATATTGTTATATCAAACACCATTTACTACCAGTTTTAATTATGTCGACCTATAAGAGATATCACCAGGTCTGTGCCGTCACAGTCACAGTCAACGGTTAGATATTCCACCCTCCCCTCAGTTAACCCCACAGTAAACGTAAGTCACTGATACCAATGTCCCCTCAGCATTGCAGTGGTAGTTTACTGTGGGAGTTAATTACTGTTGGTAGGAATAAACACCAGTGCTATAGAGACTATAGATGTGCCCTGGTGGTATTCCTACTACTAGCTATAAACACATTATGCATGACCTAATAGTTGAACCAGGTCACTACTACTGTCTTTATTCCTAATAGATAGTCTACGGATACACCAGCTCAATGGTCATCTATCGATGTCTAAGCACGTCTATATGGCTTTAGATGGGAACGTCTGTACCTATGGAGTAAGAGGCTAAGGATAGAACTGGGGATGACTGGGGATAATCCCTATTTGTAATGAAGAATACCAGGGTTACGCCAATAAATTTCCCTGGTAGCCAAATGTCAGCGAAGTCATCGAGACAATTGCTGCCAAGGTCAACCGATACCATATCCGTTGACGTACAGAATACAGGCTCTATACGGCCTGCAGCCTAGCTGCTATAGAAAACCAGGGACTCCTGGCTCAGAAATCGACCCCCAATGGGTCCAATGGGTAATGACTTCAAAAACACCGTTAAACCCTCGGTTGTTGTTGTTGTTGTCCGTCTCTTTTAACAGGGGCTCCCCCTAGAAAACACCAAAGGTAACCACCTCATGGCCTTAGAAACAGCCTCATACATTAGCGGTCTGAACGCAGACAACCCTGCGGAAACTGATGGTTTAAACCAGGCAGATGACCACCTAAAGCTAATCAAAAGTACACTAAAAGCTTCTTTTCCTAATGTTAATGCAGCTGTAACTCAGACCCCGGCAGAGTTAAACAAAAGGACCGCCCTGGTATGGGATGGCACCAATGTCACCTATAACACCGGGATGACAGAGTCCAAGTTAAAGACCCTGGCTAACATCCAGGAGCCAGCAATTGTTGCCCAGGAAGATGGCACCCCCGCCCTCTTCACAGGTATCACTGCAGCTGAAATCAAAGAGCTTCTATCTATCAGTCTATTGGATGCCTACCCGGTGGGTGCAATCTACACTAGTGCCGTAAGTACCACCCCCGCTACTCTATTTGGAGGTACCTGGATACCGTTTGGTGCGGGTAAGGTAATGGTTGGTCATGATACGGCTAATGAGCCGGACATGGACTTTGTTGCTGGGTCTACTGATGGTACTGTCCTTAAGGTTGGTGGTTCTAAGACTCATACCCTTACAGAAGACAACATACCGCCTCACTCCCACGAAATACTTACAACTGCTCAGGACCGAGTTGAATTGTATTCTGATGCACAGACTACCATCCGTGAGATTAGGGATGATGTTAATGGCAATGAAGCCAGCCACGAAGACACTACTGATAACACAGAGACTACAGGTAGTTACCCAGTGTCTGGTAGTACTGACCCGTTCGGTATCGTCCAGCCTTATGTGGTTGTCTATATGTGGCAGCGCACAGCCTAATACCCCCTAAGTATCTACCCGGAGCATCCTCTATGCCTCAGAATCTACCCATACGTGGGCTTGGTACCATTGGCGTTAATTGTGATGCAGCTCCGTCTAGCCTGCCTATCAATGCCTTCACCCGTGCTAAGAATGTACGGTTTGATGAAGGAGGTATAGTGCGGTCCCCGGTATTCCGTAACATTAATGAGGGGATGACTACAGGTGATAACCTAGTTACTAATGCCTCAGATAGTACCTTCTATACCAATATAGTTGATTGGCAGAACATCTCTCAGGTGCAGGCCAACAATGAAGAATATGCCAAGGGCTGGGTGTATGCAGATATCTGGACTGGCGGTGTCACAGAATCAACCCTAACTATCACCGGGTTGACTGTAGGTGAAATCTACACTTTTGAATTTGATATCGTCTCCCACCAGATGTCCAACAACATCCCCCTTGTAACCATAGCCCACACAGCCACCGATGGGACCACTACTACCCAAGGTCCCTGGATGTACCCTCTAGGCAATAATCACAATATTACATTTAAGGCTACAGCGACTTCCTGCACTGCCAGCTTTTCAGCGTTAATACCATCAACCGCTAACTACACTATCGACAATATTTCTTTATGTGAAGTAATGAGTCCCCGCCTCTGCATTGGTACCCTCCCTGACTCAGGCCACGGTTCTGTAATAATGGTAGGGGACAACTTTGGTATCGAAGAGTACATCAGCGGCTCCATCTATAACCGCTCTGGCAGCATAACCCCCCAGACATCTCCAGACCCATTCACGTCTACAACGCTTGCTAACCGTGTCTATATCAATCGAAAAACAAGAGTACCTGTAGAACGTGTTAACGGTGGTACAGATTTTAGTGACCTAGACCCCTGGGACGCAACCTGGAAATGTGGCTCCCTACGTTCCTATGGTGATTTCCTCCTAGCACTTAATATGCAGGAAGATTCTTCACACTACCCTACCAGGGTACGCTGGTCAGACCCTGCACTAGCAAACAATGTGCCTTCGACCTGGGATGCCTCCGACACAACTAAATCTGCCGGGTATAACGACCTGGTACAGATGAAGTCTGGAATCATCGATGGGGCCCCCTTAGGTAACTCTTTCATTATCTACAGTAAAGACCAGGTATGGCTGATGGACTTTGTTGGCGGTACATTTATATTTAATTTTCGAAAACTGTTCACGGAGCAAGGTCTTGTTAATCAAAACTGTGTTGTTGAAGTTCAGAACAGCCATTTCTGCTTTGGGGCAGATGACATATATACCCACGATGGTAGCCAAGTATCGTCAATTGCTGATGAACGTGTTAAGAATTATATTTTTAATAGTATTGACACAACAGCTCTGGACCGATGTTTTGTACATCACAACCCCACACTAGAAGAAGTCTACTTCTGCTATAAGTCTAGTGATGACATGGCTGAGTTTACCAACGGTGACCGCTGTAACCGTGCAGCCGTGTTTAACTATAGAAATAACACCTGGTCATTCATAGACTTACCTAACGTATCTTCGGCAGCATTATCGTCTGTCCCAGATGCAACTAATTATGTTAATTCTATTGGGCTAACGTACCAGGGTCTTGGTGGCACCTACCACTCTCAGAACTCTCAGTATGCTCTGCATAACTTATTTGTCTCAGACGCATATTACCGAGATAGTAGTACTCTTGAGTCCTCTAAACTCTACGGTATGGACAGTAGTGAGGAGAATACCCTACTGACTTTCCCGGTAGACACCGTAGCGACTAAGCCGCCCTTTATCCAACGTGTTGGTCTGGACCTGGATGAGATAGATTCAGCAAGTGGTTACAAAGTTATCACTAAAATGATTCCTCAGATACACACGAGTAACGCTAACCGGGACTTTGATTTCAAGTTTGGTGCAGCTAACTATATTAATACACAGCCAACCTACGAAAACACATCAACCTTCAATTCAGAGGCGCAGCATAAAATCGATGCACGAAGCTCTGGACGCTATTTAAGCTACCAGGTAGATGTCACTGACACTAAAGACTTTAAGTTTATGGGCTTTGAGTTAGAGGTGACTGTCACTGGTAGGAGGTGACTATGACTATCAATGAAAACACTGACCTGGTACTTAGAGAGTATAAAAGCTCTCCAATACCCTCCTCTACAGAGGCTCTCCTAAGTCATCTTCAAGAAGAGTTTAGACGGTTAGAAGACAATCTTAGAAGTATTTCTGAGGCTGTCATCCAAGTAGTCGACACTGCTCCGGTGTCTCCCAGGAAAGGCTCAGTTAAATATGTAAAGTCTCCCTGGGACCCACTTGATGATGGTACAGAAAACATACTGGTCGTTTATAACGGAACGGCCTGGGTGGCTGTATGACAGACCTAAAGATGAGAGCAAGTGTCTCCTACCTGGAGGCTGCTATTAAAAGTCTTATTGATTCAGGAGAAGTTGAATCCGCAGTTGACGATAGCATCCTTGAGCATCACTTTACACCTCCCATTGAAGACTACGGTGCCAGGCTATATGCCAGGCAATGCAGCGTCCCTAAAGATATGGTTTTTACAGGTAAGCTTCACCGTCACCCCCACATTGTTTCACTGATAAGCGGGAAAATGGCCATTGTCTCAGAAGACGGCCGTAAAGTTGTTACCGCTCCCAGTACCTGGGCAGCACCTGCTGGCTCGAAACGAGCATTCTACGCACTAGAGGACTCTGTCCTTCTTAACGTGCATATAACAAAAATAAAAGACGAAACAGACCTAGACAAACTAGAAGAGGAAGTCATTGCTCCCTCGTATTCGTCTATCGGCCTAGAAGAGCCGAACTACAAGTTACTGGAGTAATACTATGAGTTTTATAGCAACTGCATTTACAGTCGCTGGTGCCGTTGGCGGTTACCAGTCATCAAAAGACGCACGTGCTGGCATCGAGAGAATGCGTAATGATGAGATGAAGTCTTACAACTTCTCAGAGCCATACATCGAACGCAGCTATGACGCTGCTGAAGATTACCTGAAGGATGTCCAAAAAACAGGCAACTACCAGGGACAGACTTATACTGGATATGACCCTTATTCGGCCCAGGGTAATCGCTTTATGGGTAATATGGGTGCTGAGTTTGGGCAGCAGGCCCGAAACATGGCCAACCAGAATGTTGACTATGCTAGTAACTACCGTGACTTGTATCAAAAATCCCAGGGTGACTTCTTAAATAACGCCACCCAGTACGCTGCTAACAATGCTCAGCCTCTAGTTAATACAGCTATGCGTGACAGTAGACGTAACCTAGAAGAAAACACTCTTCCCGGTATTAACATGGGTGCTTCTTCAACTGGCAATATGAACTCGTCTAGAGCTGGAATGGCCGAAGGTATCGCACAGCGTGGCTATGCCGATAGAGAAGCAGATATGACTGCTAGTATCCAAGACCGTCTCATCGACCGCAGCATGAACCAACAGAATACAGCCTTAAATAACCAATTCACTGCTAACGCTGGTATTGCAGGTGCTTATAACACTGGTATGAGCAATATGGCTAGAGCTGGTAATTGGATGACTGATGCTGGTACTAACCGTAGAAACTATTACCAGGGTTATATGGATGACCAAAGAGGCCGCTTTGAAAGAGACCGTGACTTTGGTTTAGAACAGCAAATCAAATATCAAAATGGGATATTGAGCCGTGCAGATTACACGTCTAGTGCTGCCCCATATCAAGAGAAACCTAATGTACTTGGCTCTACTATCGGTGGGGCAATGAGTGGCTTTTCAATGGGAGGTTCGTTCTGATGAGTACACCAGGATTTTTACCAGACGGTACACTAGATTATAGCGACCCTAATATATGGGACTACACTACAGGTAACCTAAAACCACAATACCAGGCACAGGCAGAGGCTCAGTTTGACCCTTCAAAAGCTGTACCAGTACTCACGACTAACCAGAATCCAGGGCCAAATTCCCAGGTACCTCAAGCTGGAGTTAACCAGGGTGTTTTAACTGCTCCAGGACAGGGGCCCAACATCCCTGGTCCTGTGTTAAATGTAACGCCTAACACTACAGTTGGTCCTAATGGTGTACCTATCGTTGACAAAAGCGTACATACAAGTCAGCTGCCTACAGTAAACAACACTACTACACTTCCACAAAACGTGCCTCCTACAGCTCAGCAAGGTTACAAAATGCCTTTGCATGAGAAGATGGGACGTATTGGTGGTGCAATGCTGTCTGCCGGAAGTAAAGGTGGTATGGCTCAATGGGGTGCTGGTGGTCAAGCTGCTGGTGATATTGGTAATGCTGAAAGGCAGCAAACTAATGCTGATGCAGACCGATATGCTTCACAGCAGCAGGCGCGTGACAAAGCTGCAGCAGATGCACAGAAGATTCAAGACGAGAACAACCTTGAGCTTGATGGAACTATTTCTGAGTATGATTTTGCTATCGGTGAAATGGACCGTTTATATGCTGATGTTTTAAGTCACGGAGATAACCTTACTGGACCAAATGATGGTTATCTTAAAGCGTGGGTCAATAGTATAACTGGTGACCCTAAAGCTTACACTAGACTAGCTATGGACCAGTTCAAAGTCGACCAAATCTTAATCAATGTAGCTAAGACTAAAGGTGCTATATCTGATAGAGAAATGGCAACTTTTGAACGTCCAATGCCTAGCATGATGGCTGACGAAAAGATTTGGCTAGACTGGATTAATGCAAAGCGTAACGCTGCCATTTCAGTAAACAACAAGCTTAAAGCAATGAGAGGTGGTACTCAGGCTTCGGGCGGTGCTCTTGCTCCTGATGACCAGGCTATTTTAGATAAGTACACATCCCCTCAACCTCCTAAATAAGACCTCTTCAATAAAAACAATAAAGGTAAGCCTATGTCTGCTCAGATTCAGCAAGCAATTATTAACGCTCATAACGCAGGTGACACAGCCGCAGCGCAAAGGCTTGCAGATATACTGAATCAACAGCAGGCTCAGGCTCCGCAGCAGTCAATGTCCCAGCGTACTTCTTTACCTAGTTCACAGGCACCACATCGCCAGTCTGAGCAGCAGCAAGTTTCTGATAACCCGCAGCAGGTTAACAATGTTCCTGTAGGTGAAAGAGACAATGCATTCCAGTACTCAATCGACCAGGCACAAAAGATGTATGGTGGTTTTGTAGAGAATGCGGGTGCTATGACGGGTAGTGAAGGCCTGCAAAAATATGGACAAGAAGTCCAGGCGCAGCAAGATAAGGATATCAAAGAAGGCGGCTACCAGAGTGAGTACAGCACCTTTGAAGACTCCTATGAAAAAGGCGGTGTTGGTGCAGCTTTTGGATGGGCTGCTGAAGGTGTGGCTGAAAATGCTATGTCTGGTGGTGCTGCTTTAGTTGGTGCTGCAGGTACAGCATTAGCTGCTTATTTAGGTGCCCCAGCCTGGGCTATTTTAGGTATTGGTGGATTAAGTACTCTTAACAACGTGGCTCTTAATACAGGTGAGAATGTCTTAGAGCAGAAAGAAAAGCTTGATGGCGATTTCAATCCATACGTTGCCCAGGGTACTGGTATATTAGCTGGTCTACTCGACTCATTTGGTGCAGGTAAAGCAATTCCTGAAAGTAAGCTTGCAAGCATGACTGTCGAGCAGGTAGTTGAAGAGCTATTTAAGCAAGGTAAAAAGTCAGCAGCAGAAAAGATACTAAAAAGAGTTGCTGCCGAAGGTCTTACAGAGGCTGGTCAAGAAAGCTTGAGCATGACCTCTACCGCTGCTCTAGGTGGCGACTACACTGTTGATGAAGTACGTACACGTCTAACTGACTCATTCTTATTAGGCTCAGCAACCTCAGCTACAGTTAACACAGGTATAGGTACTGCTAAGTTTGGTGCTAAAACAATCAAAGGTGCAGTAGACCTAGTAAGCTCAAATAGCCCGAACATTAATAATGAAACAGACTCAGAAGCAGCTGCATCTTTTGCCCAGCAGCTTGCTGCTACTGCTGAAGCTGAAGGTCATGACTTACAAGACCTAGACAAAATGTCTACCAAAGGTGCTCGCCAGGCTGTAGATGATGTCCACGTAAACTATACAGAAATACTAAAGCAAAAGTTCCTAGACCTTAAAGAACGATTAGGCGTTACTGAGAGTGATGACCTAAGTTCTTTAATGGAAAAGATACAAGCAAAAGCTGCCTACAGAAAAGGCCGTAATAAAACTAAAAGTACAGTAAGTAAAGCTGACTTTGATGCCATCGAAAAGTTAGCTGGTGATACCTATGAAGGCCAAGAGGTGTTGTCTATATTACGACAACTTAACCAGCTTACTGAAGTACACAACGCAGGTTACCAGGGCGGAGTTTCCCTAATAACAGACCAGTTATCACCTGTGGGTTCTACCGTAGGATATGACCGTGGTGCTACCGCTACAGAAAAGCTTCTTAGACCAATAGTGTCAGGCCAGGCTGCCATCTCATCTGGAGGAGCCACTTTGGCTGCACAGGGTGCTGCATGGGCTACTGGAAGACTTATTGATAAAGCTACAGGTAAGCGTTCTAAAGTTGCTAG